GACCTTTACAACCAAAGCGTTGCAGGCGGTGTAACTGTTGACGGTGCGAGTGCCCAAACAGCAGGTATCTATGACCTTCTACACGACTCAGATGGTCGTTGGAGTGCTGAGAAGTTCCGTGGACTTATGTTCCAAATCGAACGCGAAGCAAACCAAATCGCTAAGGACACTCGTCGAGGTAAGGGTAACATCGTCATCTGTTCCTCAGATGTCGCTTCCGCTCTTTCAATGAGTGGTATCCTTAACCACGACCCTGCCTTCGGTAACCTCACTGTTGATGACACTGGCAACACATTCGTTGGTGTTCTAAACGGTAAGACAAAGGTTTATGTTGACCCATATGCGAGCGCCAACTACATCTGTGTAGGATATCGTGGTGAAAGCCAGTATGATGCTGGTCTCTTCTACTGCCCATATGTCCCACTACAAATGGTACGCGCCGTTGATAGTACTACATTCCAGCCCAAGATTGGTTTCAAGACACGCTACGGTATTGTCGAGAACCCATTCGCCCGTGGCTTGAGCGATGCTGTTGACAACATCGGTGCCCGTAGAAGCAACACTTACTACAGAATCTTCCGCATCGATAACCTACACGGTATCAATGCCGTAACTGGTGCTTGATAAAGATTAGTAGTAACTAATTCGAATTGAATAAGGGGAGTCCTTTCGGGGACTCCCCTTTTCTTTTATACATACTATAGGAGAAATTATTATGGCAGAAAACAGAAGTAAGTCAAGAGATGCGTGGCACGAATCCTTTAGGGGAACAATCGGTAGTGCTATGGTTAATTCACCAACTGGTCCTACAGGTGGTGAATTATTTGGTTATGATGGATTGACACAAGATTATTTAGGCAGACAACCAAGTAATCTAAATCCTCTACTTCCAACATACTTTCAATTTTCAATGAAGAGATGTCCTACAGTTACATACTTTTGTCAAAGTGCAAACCTGCCAGGATTAAATATTGATACAATTCCACAACCAACAAGGTTCGTTGATATTCCACACGCGCCAGGTGTTCCAGATTTTGAAGATTTGACTATTAACTTTGTAGTGGACGAAACACTAAAAAACTGGCTTGAAATATACCGATGGATGAGAGCAACAACTACATCAAAAGATGGAACAGAAATCACAGATACCGATGAGCATTATACAGATGCCACATTAACTATATTGAATAGTGCAATGGTGCCTAGAATTAGAGTGGCATTTGAAAATATGTTCCCCACCTCTCTTTCTTCTTTAGAGTTTGATAGTACTACTACTGCACCAGAAGCCTTAATAGGAACTGCCACCTTTACTTATACCACATATGAAATAACAGAATTATCTTGACCAAAAGGAGTTTTGACTGTATACTTAAAGATAATTTTGGAGTGTTTATATGCGTTTTGACGATATTAGAAAAATGGTAGAGAAGGATATGGTCATTGATGATAGTGAACTTGACCTAGAATCTCTAAAAATACCACAACTACACAACAAGTACTTAAACCTTTTCCACGATGAAAGAATCCTTCTAAGGAAACTAGAAGTGGAAAGGAGAGAACTTATCCGTGATAAGTGGGAGTTCTATTCTGGCAAAATGAGCGAGGAAGAACTTACTAGAAGAGGATGGGAGCCTTTTCAATTAAAGGTACTCAAACAAGATTTGGATATGTATATCCAGTCAGACTCAGATGTAACTAAAATAGATGATAGAATCACCTTACAAAAAGAAAAGGTAGATTATCTTGCATCTATTGTCAAAAGTATTTCTGGTAGGGGATGGGAAATTAAAAACGCAATTGAGTGGAGGAGATTCACTAGTGGCGTATGATATTCAAAATGACCCTATGCACGGAGTTTATTTTAGACAAGCATATACTTATGCTATGAATAACTCTAAAGACCCATCTACTCAAAATGTTGCACTTCTTACAGATGGTGGTACTGGTATTATTACAATGGAATGTAATAACATACCCGATAAGGTAAATGGAAGTTGGGAAAGACCAGATAAGTATCATTATGTAGAACACGCAGAAAGAAATGTTCTATACAAAGCCGCTAAACTAGGAATATCAACACAAGGATTAACAATGTATTGTCCTTGGTATTCTTGTTCTGATTGTGCGAGAGCAATTATTCAATGCGGAATAAAAAGAGTAATAGGACATAAAGAATACTTTGACAGAACACCAGATAGATGGAAAGAATCCTGCGGTATTGGTATAAAGATGATGCAAGAAGCAGGAATAGAATGTTTAATATGGTCAGGAATTGTTGGTGGTAGAGTAACCATTCTTGTAGATGGTAAAGAATTTTCACCATAAATAATACGATGAGTGATTTAAATATATCATATAAAGACTCTGTTCATATATCGGTAGACTGCGATAGAGGTATTGCACAAGAACTTTCGGAATATTTTACCTTTAAAGTTCCCGGCTATCAATTTATGCCTGCATATAGAAATAAAATGTGGGATGGAAGTATTAAACTATACAACATATACAAGCAAGAGTTATATGCAGGTCTAGACCAGTATGTTAAGTTGTTTGCTGAAGAAAGAGGATATAAAGTCCAATATGGCAAACCTCTTGTAGATAGCAATAATATTTCATTTGAAGAAACAGAAAAATTCATAAATGATAGACTACAACCAACATTCAAAGATGAATTACTAAAAGCATATGAACACCAAATAAATGCAGTACAGCACGGAATCAATAATAATAGATGTCTTCTTTTATCTCCTACCGCCTCTGGTAAGAGTTTAATCATATATTCAATGATTAGACATTATATGAATGTCCTACCAAAAGATAAGAAGATTTTGGTGGTTGTTCCTACTGTGTCCCTCGTAACACAAATGTATGAGGACTTTAAAGAGTACTCAAAGGCGGATAATACCTTTGATGTAATGAAAGAATGTCACGGAGTTTTTGCGGGACAAGAAAAAATAAACGATAGTAAAATTATCATCTCTACTTGGCAAAGCATTTATAAGTGCAATCAGAAATACTTTGATAACTTTGGTGCTGTATTTGGTGATGAATGCCATTTATTTAAATCAAAATCACTTACCAGTATTATGTCTAAATTGAAGAACTGTCCCTATAGAATAGGAACTACTGGTACTCTTGATGGCACACAAACTCATAAATTAGTTATTGAAGGTTTGTTCGGTCCAGTATATAATGTCATTAAGACAAATCAGTTAATGGAAAGAGATTTGCTTGCACAACTTTCAATTGACTGCATATTATTAAAGTATCCAGAAAAGACAAGAAAAGAACTTAAAAGAACCAAATACTTTAATGAATTAGAATATCTGGTAACAAATGAAACCAGAAATAAGTTTATTTCTAATATGGCAAAAAATCTAAAAGGAAATACATTGGTTCTATTTCAACTAGTGGAGAAGCACGGAAAGCATCTTCATAAATTAATTTCTGATATGTGTAAAGACCATAAAGTATTCTTTGTCTATGGAGGAACGGACTCGGAAGACAGAGAAGAGGTAAGAAAATTGACTGAAGAAAATGACAATGCAATAATAGTAGCCTCATATGGTACATTCTCTACGGGTATTTCTATCCGTAGATTGCATAATATTATCTTTGCTTCCCCTTCTAAGTCTAGAATTAGGGTTCTTCAGTCAATTGGTAGACAGTTGAGAAAGTCTAAATATAAGGACAAAGCAAAGTTGTATGATATTGGTGATGATTTGACTTGGAAAAGTTGGACAAATCACACGCTAAAGCATTTCGTGGAAAGAATGAAAATATATAACAAAGAGCGATTTAACTATAGGACGATAAAGATTAATCTAGGGGAGGGAGATGCGAATGGGAGATAGATATAGGAATTACAAACTTTCTTCTGGAGAAGAAATTATTGGGAAAATAGTTGGTAACAACGAACTTGAAGTTACTCTACATAGACCTATGATGATTCGTAACATAGCAATCCAAGACCCATATACAGGAGAAGCCAAAGAAGTTATGGTTATGCGTCCTTGGTCTAACCTTTCTAATGATTTAGATTGCCATATACCCAAATGTCATATAATATTAGAATCTTCCCCCACCAGTGATTTGGTGAAATTTTATTTAATGAAATTAGAAAGAGAAGATGTTGTGAATGACCTGTATAATGAAATGCAAAGTGACCCTGAGCAGTTAGAACAATATATCAAAACTACCATCGAACGAGACTTGGGGAATTATGGCAATGATGATGAACAAGAGGAAGAATCTGCTCCACCACCAATAGAAGAAATTAGGGACGAGGAAAAGGTTCAAATGAACTTTCAAATCCCACCTGCAATGTTTCTTGCATTTTTATTGAATGGCATTGTAAGCATCAATGAAGATAATGAAATGGATTTTGATATTGAGGAGTTTATGAATTTGAAGGACAAGGAAAGAAAACCTCGTCCTAGAAAAAAGAAAAGAAAGAATATCGAAGATTACTTCGAAGATTGGAATCCAGAACCTTAAAGTATATAAAGACTTTTATTGACACCCCCAACACAGATAAGGTACGATAAAAATTTTATAATGTCAAGGAGAAAGTTGTGAGAATATGACAAAAAAATCAAACCACTATGTAGATAATAATAAATTCTTTGAAGAGATGTGTAAGTGGAAAAAGTTAGTTGATGAAGCAGAAGCGATTGGCGAACCCAAACCACCAATAACAGAATACATCGGTAGTTGTTTTGTTGAAATAGCAGAACGATTATCTCATAGGCCTAATTTTATTAATTATGAGTATAGAGAAGAAATGATTGGAGATGGAATTGAAAACTGCCTAATGTATGCACATAATTTTAATCCAGAAAAATCAAAAAATCCATTTTCATATTTTACTCAAATAATATATTATGCATTCTTAAGAAGAATACAAAAAGAAAAGAAGCAGATGTATATCAAGTATAAGATGATAGAAGAACTTGATAAGGAACACCATTTCCCACGATGGGTTGACGAAACGCAAGGAATGGATGTTTCCGAATCGAAGAATGCCGCGGCGGATTATTATAAATTGACTGATACTGATATTGATAACTTTACGCCAAAGAAAGAGAAAGAAAGAAAAGCGAAAGCGGCAAAAGAAAAAGAAAACAAAGGTCTAACCTTAGATAAATTTTTTGAGGAATAATTAGTGAAGATTGCCATTATAAACGATACCCACTTCGGAGCGAGAGGGGATTCGCAGTTATTTTTTAACTACTTTATGAAGTTTTTTGATGATGTGTTTTTCCCTTATTTAAAAGAGAACAATATTAAGACGGTTATCCATGCAGGAGATTTAATGGATAGGCGGAAGTTTGTTAATTTTAGTATTCTAAATCAAGTTAGAAATAAATTTATTCAAAGACTAAAAGATGAAAACATAGAGTTTCATTGTATTCTTGGTAACCACGATGTTTATTATAGAAACACAAATGAAGTAAATTCTGTACGAGAATTATTTGGTACTGACATTCATTTATATGAAAGACCGAAAGTAATAGACATTAACGGCTTAAACATTGCTCTTCTTCCTTGGGTTAATAAAGAAAATCACGACGAGTGTGTAGATTTTATTAAGACAGCAGCCGCACCCATTTTAATTGGACACTTGGAACTAGAAGGTTATGAAGTGATGAGGGGTGTTGGTTTTCAAGGTGGTATGGATGCAAAACTCTTTGATAGGTATGAGCGGGTATTGTCTGGTCACTTTCATTGTCGCCAAGAAAAAGATAATATCTACTATCTTGGAACACAGTATCAAATTACATTTGCTGACTTGGCAGAAACTAAAGGTTTTCATATCTTAGACACAGAAACCCGTGAACTTGATTTTGTTGAAAATCCACACAAGATGTTCCACACACTCAGGTATAATGATGAAGATGGACCTCCAGACACAGAAAAGACATATCCACACCTAAACGGCTCATATGTAAAGTTGTATGTTGAGTCAAAGAAACATCCATATAGTTTTGATAGGTTTATGGATAAACTATATGAATCTGGCGTTGCTAAAATAACAATTGTAGAAGAGATTATAGATTCTGAATGGACAAAAGAAGAAATAGTTGACTTAGCACAAGATACTGTTACACTAATAAATAATGAGATTGATTCCATAGATGAAGTGGAAGATAAGGCTCGTATGAAGAAATTGATTAAAGACCTTTATATGGAGAGTTTGTCCCTGTGAATATTTTTGTTTTGGATGAAAATCCACAAGTCGCCGCACAAATGATGTGTGATAAGCATGTGGTAAAAATGATTGTTGAGTCTGCTCAGATGTTGTCCACTGCACATCGTGTTCTTGATGGTGAACAGTATATTGAATTGTCTGCAAATAATCGTCGCATCAAAAGATGGAAGTCTCCATATACATTGATGGAAGATATCCTATACAAAGCATCTTTTGTTGGTCACCCCTGCACCCAGTGGGTGATGGAAAACGATAAAAATTATTTTTGGTTAGCAGAACACGGATATGAATTGTGCAGAGAATATAGTCGAAGATACAAGAAGGTTCACAAGACAGATGATATGATATCTTTGATTCGTTTTCGTAAACCAGTAAACATTCCAATTGCAGATGAAATGACACCATTTGCACAAGCAATGCCAGAAGAGTATAAGAACACAAATGCAGTAGAGGCATATCGTGCATACTATCTTGGGGAGAAGACAGGATTTGCAGAATGGAAATATTCAGAAAAACCCTTATGGTATGAGGAGGCGTTAGTTTGATAATATTCCAAACATTGAGTTGGAAGAATTTTCTTTCAACTGGAAATTACAAGACAACCGTTGACTTTACACGACACGACAACAGTCTCATCTCTGGTGAGAATGGTGCAGGTAAGTCAACGATGCTTGATGCTTTGACATTTGCTTTGTTTGGAAAATCTTTTCGTGGTATTAAACTAACTCAACTTCCAAACTCAATCAACGAAAAAGATTGCGAAGTACAAATAACTTTTGATATCGGAAGTGATTCGTACAAAGTTATTCGTGGTATTAAACCAAAGAAGTTTGAAATCTACAAAAACGATGAATTGTTAGACCAAGACGCAAAGTCAAGGGACTATCAGAGAATACTTGAAGAACAAATACTCAAGATGTCTTATAAGTCTTTCTGTCAGGTTGTAATTCTTGGTTCATCAAACTATGTTCCCTTTATGCAATTGAGTGCTTCCGATAGGAGACTTGTTGTTGAAAATCTATTGGACATTGATGTATTTTCTGTAATGAATACACTTGTTCGTGCAAGACTTCAAATGACAAAAGAATATGTAAAGGATATTGATACCAAGATTGAAATTGCAAAGAGTAAAGTTGATGAGAAACAAAAACTAATCAATACCCTTAAAAAGAAATCAAGTGATTCTGTAGAAAAATATGAAACAGAAATAGAAGAATCAGAAAATCAAATTAAAGAAATACAAGAAGAAGTGAATCAACAACAGAAGGTAGTTGATGATTTATTGGAACAAATTAAAGATTCTGATAGTGTACCCAAGACATTAATTAGAATGGAATCAGAATTCAAACAACTACAAAGTGAAATTAAAAATATAGAGAAGACAGTAAAGTTTTATGAAGAAAACGATACTTGTCCTTCCTGTAAACAAGACATTCAGGAACATCACAAGAAGTCTGTTTTTGAAGAAAACGAAAAAGAACACAAAAAGATTTCAAGTGATGCGGAATCTATAGCAGAAAATATTGAAGCAGTAGAAAAGAGATTAGGTGACATTAATGCCATATTAGATAGTATTCATAATTTCGAAAGGCAGATTGCAGGTAAGCAAAACCAAATTAGTGCCTCTAATCAATACATTAGTAAAATGAGAAAAAATATTGAATCTGTTCTTAATGAAGGTACGGAAGTAGAAGAAACAAAAGACGAACTGAATCAAATAATTGGTGAAGGTAAACAGTATGTCGAAAGAAGAAAAGAACTCATTGAAGATAAGCATTATCTTAGCATTGCTTCTACTCTTCTAAAGGATAGTGGAATCAAAGCAAAGATTATTAAACAATACTTACCAATTATGAATAAGTTAATCAATAAGTATCTTGCGGATATGGATTTCTTTTGCCAGTTTAATCTTGATGAAAACTTTAGCGAGACAATCAAAAGTCGCCATCGTGATGAGTTTACCTATCACAGTTTCAGTGAAGGTGAACGGTTGCGTATCGACCTATCTTTGCTTCTTGCTTGGCGTGAAATTGCAAGACTGAAGAACAGTGTAAATTGTAACCTATTGATTCTCGATGAAGTATTTGATTCAAGTCTAGATGCAGTTGGCACTGAAGAGTTCTTAAAACTCTTGACAACTTTTGGAAGTCGTGCTAATATATTCGTTATTAGTCATAAATCTGATTCAATGACCGACAAATTCCAAAACCATATAATATTTGAAAAGAAGAATAACTTTAGTAGGATAAAATAATTATGAAAAAAGCATTAATCACAGGAATCAGTGGACAAGATGGTTCATATCTTGCAGAACTTCTGTTAGAAAAGGGATATGAGGTACACGGAATTCTTAAAAGAAATTCGGTTGCAGAAAACCAAACCACTCGACTCGAAGGTATATTCAATCAGTTAAACTTGCATTACGGTGATTTAACAGATTTGGCCTCGCTTATTCATATTCTTAAGGATATAAATCCTGATGAGGTTTATAATCTAGCCGCACAATCACATGTGAGAATTAGTTTTGATGTTCCTGTGTATACTGCTCAAGCAGATGCCATTGGTGTTCTTAATATGTTTGAAGCGTGTCGAATTGTCTGTCCAACAGCAAAAATTTATCAAGCATCCTCTTCTGAGATGTTTGGTAATAATATTGACGATGATGGGTTTCAACGGGAAACCACACCAATGAGTCCAGTTAGTCCATATGGTTGTTCTAAAGTTTTTGGTTTCAATATTGGAAGAAATTACAGAAACTCATATGATATGTTCATTAGTAATGGAATCCTGTTCAACCACGAATCACCAAGAAGAGGTTCTAATTTCGTCACAGGTAAAATTGTTAAAGGTGCTTGGGAAATTAAAACAGGAAAGAAAACTGAATTAAAATTGGGCAACTTAGAAGCAACAAGAGACTGGGGTCACGCTAAAGATTATGTCGAAGCAATGTGGATGATTCTACAGCACCACACACCAGATGATTTTGTATGTGCTACAGGAATATCTCACACAGTAAGAGATTGTTGTGATTATGTTTTCACTAGACTTGGTATGGACTACAGAGACTATGTGACACTTGATAAGAAGTTTTTACGACCAGAAGAACTTCGAGACTTAAAAGGAGATTCCACGAAACTCAGAACAGAGTTGGGATGGGAGCCGAAATATAATTTCGAAACCCTTATGGATGATATGATAGATGAATATGACAGAAACTAAATTATTTTATGAAAGAAATGACTTGGTGCTTAATTCTGAAATTAATTGCACCTACGAAGAACTAGTTGCAATGACTCCAGATGAATTTCGTGAATGGGTAATTCAAATGCGTAAGGTGGTCAAGGAGTCTTGGGACACATACGGTTGTCCCCCACGCACGGGTAAAACTGAAGAAAGTATTATAGACCAGTGGAATAAGATTGCCGAATATCCTATTCACGAATTTACACATAACGATGAATTGTCCGATGTAGATGATGATGTGATTATTAACAAATCTAGAATCGGTGGCGAAGCAGACCAATGGTTTAGCAATATGATGAAGGTTCGTATCAACTACACAGCAAAGGATAATGGTTATTCCATCTATGATTTATTTGCAGACGATAAACATATAGACAAAATGGTGAAGGGTGGGTTGCGTCATTTCAGAAAAGACAGTATGTACGAACACGCCAAATCTGCATTTACTAATAGCAAAAAGTATGCCATTATTAATACTACTGATGCAAATCACTGGATTGAAACTTTCTTTACTGCAAAGCATATTTTTAAAGGGTATGATTTTATTCTTGAGGAAGTAAAGAAAAGAGAAGGTCTTAATAGCGGGTATTTTCAAGTAGAACAGGATGAAATTTTAAATCTAACAAAAGACGAAGTTCAAATGTACATAGACAAAGGTTGGTTGCAATATCGACACTATTCTACATTTGATGTTGAAAATATGTCAGACGAAAAGAGATATAATATTCGTGTATATAAAAAGGGAAGAAAGATGTTCCCTAAAGCGTTTGCCGCGTATCGTATTGGATTTATCCAACCTGCTGTAAACTTCCCCCCAATGACTGCTAAATACTTGTATGAAAGATTCACAGAAGACATCAAAGACCAAGAAGTTATTAACATCTATGACCCGTCTAGTGGGTGGGGTGGTAGGATACTTGGTGCTATGGGTTGTCGGGATGACCGCAGGATTCACTATGTGGGGACTGACCCTAATCCTGATAATTTTATCGATGGCAGTGATTACAACAAGTATGCTTCTATTGCTGATTTCTACAATACCAAAACTTATCGCGGAAACCCTTTCTTTTCCGATACCAATACTTACGAAATTTTTCAGGAAGGGTCAGAAGAAATCGGGAGACACCCCGACTTCCAAAAGTACAGAGGAAAACTGGACCTCATCTTCACTTCACCACCTTATTTCAACAGAGAAGCGTATAGCGAAGATGCTAACCAATCGTACAAAAAATACGGGTCGTCATACGATTCGTGGGTGGAAGGATTTCTTCGACCAACTTTAGAAACTTGTGTTGACTTTTTGCGTGATGGAAGGTATCTTCTCTGGAACATTGCTGACTTACTTGTAAGTGGCAAGTACCTTACCCTAGAAGAAGACTCAAGGAAAATACTAGAAGAGTGTGGTATGAAATATCAATACACACTTAAGATGGCATTAGAAGGAATGCCTGGACAGAATAGAATGGGTGAGGACGGTAAACCTACTTGCAAAAATTACTGTCAAGTAAATGGAAAATATCTAAAATATGAACCTGTGTTCGTTTTTAAAAAGGAAGAAAAATAATGGATAATTATCAAGCACAAATTAGCGGAACAACTAACTTAACAGTTCGTTTAGAATATGTTTGGTTGGACGGACACGATTCGAAAAATTTACGAAGTAAGGTTCGTTACGAAAATTGGACTATGGATTCCACTCAAGGAAATATGTCAAGAGAACAAGTTCTTCATAGAATTCCTCAATGGAGTTACGATGGTTCTAGCACACAACAAGCCAATACTAAAAACAGTGATGTCATCCTAGAACCAGTAAAGGTCTATAATAATCCTTTAGAGTTGGGAGAAATGGCTTCATTTATTGTTTTATGTGAAACACTCAATGCAGATGGAACACCACACGAAAGCAACACAAGAGATAAGTTGCTTGATGCTATTGAAGAGTACGACCCAAAGAAAAAGATTGTATTTGGTGTGGAGCAAGAATATACTATTCTAGATGACCAAAATCTTCCAGTTGGTTGGAACAAAGATAAAACACAAGGAACAAACTACTGCGGGATTGGTTCTAATAATACAACAAACAGACTGTTGGTAGAACAACACGCAGTTGCTTGTATACAAGCAAATATTCAAATTGCAGGAACGAACGCTGAAGTATTGATGTCGCAGTGGGAATACCAATTAGAACCAAGCAATGCAATTGACCAAGCAGATGATTTATGGATGAGTCGATATATCCTACAAAGACTCTCAGAAAATTCTAAAGGTTATATTTCTTTCCATCCCAAACCAGTCGAAGGAGATTGGAATGGAGCAGGCGCTCACATTAATTTCAGCACAGAACATATGAGAGAGGTCGGAGGAGAAGAACATATGAAAGATATCTGTTCTGCATTAAAGAAAGGACACAAGAATCTTATTGCAGTTTATGGAGAGGAAAACGAAAAGCGACTAACAGGAACTTGCGAAACATCCCACATTGATAAGTTTAGTTATGGTGTTGGTGACAGAAGTTCTTCTGTTAGGATTCCTGTAAGTACATCACAAGACTATCGTGGTCACCTAGAAGATAGAAGACCAGCCGCGAATGTTGACCCATACGAAGCATTTTCAGTATTAATAAGCACAGTTTCTTCAGTTTCTGTTCCAGAAGCCGTTAAATTGTAAAGCCACATTATACATATATGTGGAGAACCGTATGAATAATATTTCCGAACGATGGTATAAAACTAAGCGAAGAGATATTGAAGATAAAATTGATAATGGTGAAATGCTTTCGAATAAAAGAAAGCAGTATGAATCCCCTCTCAAAAAATATGTTCTTTCAATAACTCCAGTAGCATTCAAAGAAGACCAAAGATATTGGGCTTTCTGTATTGGTAAGGTCTATAAAAAGACAAGAAATAAAACTGGAAAACTCGTCGCAACTATTCACAGAAATAGTGATAAGTTTCCTTTCGCCTTTTTTGAAAATCAAGAGGACGGAAAAGATTACTTTATAAGCGGAGAAGATTATCAAGGTCAAACTATAATTTGTCTGAACGATGGTAGTAGAGTTGACTTCATTGGAGAAAAAGCCAAAAGGAATATGGAATTCTGTTGGCAGAAATTTCACATCTCTCCAGATAATAATATTTTAGCAGTAGAAGGATATGCTAGAAATAAGCCATCAGAAGTAACAGAGTATAGAGGAATTAGGTTCTTTAAGTTTACAGATAAAATGGAATTGCCTTATGAAGAATTTGGTAACAGAATATCCTTTCATTATGACGAAGCAATCGGCTGGGAAGATGAATCGCATTTTTTGGTTTCTGTTATTGAAGATAGAAGAAAAGGCGATTTAGAAAGAGTTAGAGATTTGCCAAAAAAAGAAAGAATGAAGTGCTACGAAGAAAACAACTTTGGTAGAAGAAACATTGTCTATAGAGTGCCAGTTGAAGGCGGAGAAGAGGATATAAAAGAAGTATACTCCGAGTGGATTACTACTTGACACACCAACCCCCTGTGATATAATTCATCTATGTCAAAACAAAAAAGACAACTAATAGAAGAGCCATTCTTTAACACCAAAGCGGAAGATTTAGAGTGGGAGTTTTTCTCTTGTGTAAACAGATACCGTGGTATGGGAATCACCACTTCCAAAGAAAAGAAGTGGGTATCTGATTATATGAAGTGGAAAAAGTATTCAAAAGAAGATATTGATTTTGCTCAACGAGGAAACAGTTTCAATTTTGAAATGGTAGCACCTTGTTGCAGAGTCTGTACACAATCAGATTGTGATGCTCCGCCAGTGTGGCAGAAAAAGATTGACGAACACATTCGTTCTATGATTCGGACTGGAAAATCCAAGAAAGAAGAACGAGACATTCGAGCAGAAAATAAACCAGTAAAGGTTAAGATTTCTATCCAAGATAGAATTAAAAATCAAGTTGGCGAATATATGGAATCATTAAATGTCGAGACTGATAAGTTTCTCGATAACATCAATGATAAACCGAAATTTGATATTGCTAATTGGTTAAAAAATCACGAAGTAAAATCAATACAGTCTGCTATGATTGCAGATTATTTTGAATCCACTCTTCAAGAAGTTAATGATGCGTATGGTAAAAAGTGTGAGCAACTTGTAGAGGGGTATGATTTTTTAACTAGACCACAACTTAAAAGATATAGAGATTTGGTTCAAGAAATTGTAGACACCTGCAAACAACACTCCAAACTTTCGAAAGCGGTACGAAAACCAAGGAGGAAAAAGAGCAGAACGCCAGGTCAGATTGTTAAGAAATTACAATACTGTGAGAAGTCTGATGAGTATGGTGTGTCTTCAATTGACCCAAGAAAGATTGTTGGTGCAAATAGATTGGTTGTATTCAATACGAAGTATAAGAAACTTGCAATCTTTGAAGCATCACCTTTGGTAGATGGTCTTTCCGTAAAGGGAACAACGATTGTTGGATTTGATGATAAGAAGTCCAGAGAAAAAACTGTGAGAAAACCACAGGAAATCATAAAGGATTGTGCCACCTCTGGTATTCGAGTAATAAATAATAGGTACAATTCACTGAAAACGAAAGAGAAAGTACCCACTGGTAGAATTAATAAACATTGTGTACTTTTACAGGCATTAAAATGATATTAGTAGATATGAGTCAAGTGATTTTAGGAAACATTTTTGGTTACACCAAAGATATTTCTGAAGCAGATGAAAACCTTATTCGCCACTTAACATTAAACTCACTAAGAATGTACAAGAACAAGTTCAAGAAATATGGTGATATGATTCTTGTTTTTGATTCTGGTGATTATTGGCGGAAGGAAGAGTTCCCACATTACAAGGGAACTAGAAAACTAAAACAAGAAGAAAAAAAGGAAATGTGGTCTAACCTTTGGAACATTGTTTCTATGGTTCGTGACGAATTGGAAAATAATTTTCCATACAAGGTGATGAGAGTTGGTCGTGCAGAGGCAGATGATATCATTGCATATCTCGCCAAGAAGTACCATCAAACAGAAGACATAATGATTGTATCTTCGGATAAGGATTTCCAACAACTACAGCGTTATGATAATGTACATCAATACAGTCCAAAGAACAAGTCTAAGGTTATATGCACAAATCCCAAAGAGTTTCTAATCAACCATATCATTAGAGGCGATTCATCAGATGGAATTCCTAACATTCTTTCTGACGATGATACTCTTATGAATCCAGAAAAGAGACAAAAGAGACTAACGCAAAAAGTTCTTGATTCAATTAATGAAGATTTGGTTTTTGGTGAACTTCCAAAAGGTCACGAAGATAATTGGAAGAGAAATCAAACACTTGTTGATTTGGACAAAGTTCCAGATTGGGTTAATGATAAAATCGAAAAGGCGTGGAACGAACCAATCGTAGGTAAACGAAGTAAACTTTTTAATTATTTCATTAAACATAAACTAAAAAACTTAATGGAAACAATTGAAGAGTTTTAAAGGAGAATATAATGACAACAACGGAAGAAATGAAACCGTGGCAACACGGAATTGAACTAGACGAGTTAAAAAGGCTGGAAGGTATTTGGTCAGACTATAATTCAAATATCAAATCTCCTTTTTTAGAGATGAAGAAAAACAAAATCGCTGAGGCGATTCATAACAATCACTATGATGATACTGAGGACTATGCAGTACAGAGTAGAGTGTTAAAGGTTGGTTCAAGAATCAATATGTACTCTGCCTATACTGTTCCGATTGCTTCTCCAAATAAAGGAGACAGGATTGTAGATAGAGTTGCGTACAAAGACAAAGATAAAGTGATTGATGTTCTCAGGAGTTTTAATGAGGATACATTCCTTTATATTAATGAAGAATGCGAAAGCGACAGGGAAGTGGCAACGAAAGCAGGGTATACTAAAATTGGTGTTAAGATAAACACTTTCTCTGATATTTTGGGGGTGTACTTTAAAGGACAACCAACAATTGACGGAACTATGAGGGAATTTCCAGAGAAGGAATCTCTACTAAGTGTTGAATTTGCCACTCAAGAAAAAGCAAACATTCCCGACTTGACTGGATTGTGTGAATCTATAAGAAGTAAATTAGATGATATGGCAATTCAATTTACAAATCACTATTCAAATTACAATAGCGGTAAAAAGGCTTGGTCTGCAATATCTCTTCGGGGATATCTTCCTGATTATGAATTCATCACAAAACCACAAGAGATGAATAAGAAGTGGAAGAAGGAAAACGAAGGTATTGATTTTGAACTACAAGATACTTCCCTTCGAAAAGATTTTCCAGAAGTAGAAGAAATCCTTTCATATTTGCCAGGCGAACCACATCGTATTCGTTTTATGAATCTTGTTCCAAATGATGGAAAAGTAGATGGAGAGTTGGGTAGACATACAGACCAAGTTGACCCCGACGCAGGTGTTACTGACGGAAAACTTATGAGATTTCACATTCCCATCCGAACAAATGAAAAAGTTTTGTTTACTTTGTGGGACTGTGAAGGTAATATGCGAACAGAGAATATGAAAGTTGGCGAATGTTGGTATATGGATATGAGGAAACCACACAGAGTAATAAACGGTGGAGATGAAATTAGAACCCACCTTGTCATAGATGTCGTAGCAAACGACGAAGTAAGAAAATTAATGGAGAACGACAGGTAACTTAAATGAAAAATAAGAAAAAGAAGAATAAACAGTCCAAGGAATGGTCAGAAGATGTTTCTGACCTAGACAAGTCTTTTCGTAAAGGCAAAAGAACTTCCAAAAATAAACGAAGAAACGAAAAGGGCTATATGCGTGATGTTCTTCGTGGGGAATATGGCGGAGAGTTTATTGATAACTTTGAAAAATGGAATTGACACAGTATGATACTGTGATATACTAAAGCAAACTTTAGGAGACTTTATTATGACAACAATGACAAAGATGAAGATGTCCAGTGCGACATTAAATCTATTGAAGAACTACGCTTCAATCAACTCCAACATTCTTGTGAAGCCTGGTAACAAGATTACTACGATTTCTCCCGTAAAGAATGTTATGTCGGAGGCGATTGTTACGGAGGACTTTGATACAGAATTTGGTATTTGGGACTTGAACAAGTTCCTTGGTGTGGTTTCTCTTTTCGATAAGCCTGAATTTGCTTTTGATGAGAAATCTGTTACCATCTCTGGTACGAGTGGTGCTTCCGTTGAGTACTACTACAGTGAGCCTTCTTTGCTCTCTGTTCCTACCAAGGAAATTACTATGCCAGAAGCAGTGGTTTCTTTCAAGTTGACGCAAAAGAATTTTGCTGAACTTCAGAAAGCCGCATCTGTTCTTCAAGTTTCTGACCTTGCGGTTCGAACAGATGGAGACAATTTGCAACTTGCAGTTCTTGACAAGAGTGATGTAACAAGCAACTGTTACACCATTGACCTTGGTGAAATTGCGGGTGGTCACGACTTCTGTTTCTACTTTAAAGTAGAAAACCTCAAGATGATTGAGGGAGACTACAATGTTGATATTAGTGACAAGAACATTAGTCAGTTCTCTGGTAGTGATGTCGTTTATTGGATTGCTCTAGAAACGGATTCGAAGTATAACGGATGACAACAGAAACACTCACAAAAAACTATCTGTGGGTAGAAAAGTATCGTCCACAGAATATTGATGATTGCATTCTTCCAGATTCCATAAAGACAACTTTTAGACAGATGGTGGAATCTGGTGAGTCGCAAAATCTTCTCCTGTCAGGAGGAGCGGGTTGTGGTAAGACCACAATCGCAAAAGCACTCTGTAATGAACTAGACGCTGATTACATTATGATTAACTGTTCGGAAGATGGAAACATCGACACACTCCGAACCAAGATTCGCAACTTTGCCAGTTCAATTTCAATCTCTGGCGGAAAGAAGATTGTGATTCTTGACGAGTTTGACTACGCTAATGCACAGAGTATGCAACCCGCCCTTCGTGGTTTCATCGAAGAGTTCTCGAAGAACTGTAGGTTTATTTTAACCTGCAACTTCAAGAATCGCATCATCGAACCTATTCATTCTCGATGCACTTGTATTGAGTTCAAAATTCCCAACAAGTCTAAACCACAACTTGCTTCTGCGTTTCTTGAAAGATGTAAAGTTGTTCTTGACAATGAGGGTATTGGATTTGATGAAAAAGTTCTTGCAGAGTTAATTCTTAAACACTTTCCCGACTTTCGTCGTATTCTGAATGAGTTGCAAAGATATTCTGTCGCAGGAACTATCGACACTGGTATTCTCACACAGATTGGTGAAATCAACACAAAAGATTTGATTACTTCTATGAAAGAAAAGAACTTCACTGAAGTTCGTAAGTGGGTAGTTCAAAATCTTGACAATGATACTACTCGTTTGTTTCGAAGTTTATATGATGGATTCTATGATTACCTAAACCCACAATCTATTCCTGTTGCAATTCTGATTCTTGCGGAATATCAATACAAGGACGCATTTGTAGCAGATAATGAAATTAATACAACGGCTTGTCTCGTACAACTAATGATGGAGTGTGAATTCAAATGAGTAAAGGATTTAAACCAAGCAGAGGAAAGATTGCTTTAAGACATATTGGAAATGGTGATGAGTCTGAAAAAGGCGGAATCATTTATACAAAAAAAGAACATCCAATCTTCGGAAAGGCTCAGGTTTTGTCAATCGGACATCCTGAAATTACAAATAACGGAAGAGTTTGTGATGTAGACTTTGAAGTTGGTGACTTTGTGATGTATAATAAACAAGAGGGTTGGGGGGAATACTCTGGTGTTCGACTCGTAAAACCATCGCAAATTATTGCAATTATTGACGAAGACACGGAGATAGGATGAAACTAGGTGATTATTTAACTTCGATAAACTATTCGAAGAAAAACCTATTAGACACCGAAGATGAAATGGTGGAGAAAAAATATACTCCCTTTATCATCAATCGGTGTTTATCCTATTTCCCCGACACAATTATGCAAGTGAACGAGGTGAACTTCTGGTGTGGTATGGACAAGAAGATGCATTACGATTATCTTCTCAATTCCACTCGAAAAAGAAAGCGTTTCAGTAAATGGCTTAAAGATGAAAAACCAGAAGACTTCGAAACTGTAAAAGAGTACTTTGGGTATTCGGATAAGAAAACTAAAGAAATAATGCCAATTATCAGCGAAGAAGACATCGAAAATATGAGAAAGGAGATGTTTACAGGCGGTAAAAAGTGAAAATATATAAATACTTCCGTGTTATTGTGACACTATCTATGATGGAGAGAATAATATGGAAGAAAGATATATTGACATAACTGTAGAGGATTTACTAGAAATTACTCTACCAAAAGAGGACGATTTCCTCAAAGTGAAAGAAACTCTAACAAGAATTGGCGTTTCATCTCGAAAAGAAAAAAAACTATGGCAGTCTTGTCACATCCTTCACAAAAGAGGCAAGTATTACATAGTACACTTCAAAGAACTTTTTGCCCTAGACGGATTACCAACTAACCTATCAGATGAAGATATTGGAAGGCGAAATACCATTGCAAATCTTCTAGAAGAATGGGAACTGTTGGAAGTTGTGGACCCAGAAAAATCAGAAGACCCACTGACTCCAATAAGTAAAATTAAGATTTTACCTTATCGAGAAAAGGACGAATGGGAACTTTGCCCTAAATATCATATAGGTAAGAAAAAATGATTAAGCGAGATTTATATTATGATACCAAAAATAATCCACCAAATTTGGATTGGTGACCAATCTAAACGACCAAGTGAGATGATGAAAACCTGGCAGGATATGAATCCTGACTGGGAATATATGCTTTGGACGGATGACAATTTACCCCAAATAGCAAATAGAGTACAATTCGATGCTATGAAAGAACTGGCGGGGAAAGCAGATATACTTAGGTATGAACTGCTCCAAGAACACGGTGGTTTTTTCATTGATGCTGATTCGATATGTACGAAACCTCTTGACGATTTTTTCGTAGAGAATGATTCGTTTTGTTGTTGGGAAAATGAATATATTAGAACAGGATTAATGTGTAATGGTTATCTTGCGGCTTGCAAAGGTAATAAATTAATGGGACATTTACAAGCAAGAATTTCTATGATTCCAAAAGAAGTTTTGGAGTCTGCTCCAAAACTAACTGCTTGGCAAATTACTGGTCCTGGTCTTCTAACAGATACAGTTAAGAGAACCCAGTACAGCAAATTGAGAATATATCCCAGTCATTATTTCTTACCTAGACATTACAGTGGACTAGAAACAGAATTCAAGAATGAGCCATCTTATTCTGAGCAGTATTGGGGAAGCACTGAAACTATAAACGGGAAAGTTGGAATGACTTATGGAAGTTAAGTTAAGTGAAATTCGAACTAAAATAATTTCATTACCAACAGAAACCCAACGAAGAGAGAATATGAAAAGTTTACTAGATGGTGTCGAACACACTAACTATGAATTTTTTGATTCTATTAAAACACAACCATATTGGATTGGTTGTGGTCTTTCCCACAGAGAATGTTTGGCGTTTGAAGAAGCACCGTTGCTTACACTAGAAGATGATGTAGCAATAACCGAACACTATAGAGATGTTATTGATATTCCAGAAGAAGCAGATATTGTGTATTTGGGATGCTCTCATTGGGGAACTAAATCAGGAACATCTCAATTAAAGGGTGTTAATTACGAAAAGTACAATGAAGATTACTATCGGGTATCTCATATGGTTGGCGCTCACGCAATTCTGTATATGAACAATAAAGCCATTAAAGATTTTTCTGGTACTATCGTTCGTCAATTATTTGAAGTAGACAGACCTTTTGATGAAGTTTATGCTCGCTTACAGGAAAAGTATGTTATACTAACACCAACAAATCCATTCTATTATCAAAATTGTGAAAAGAATGAAGTTTATACACGACCACCGCTCCACGCAAAGTATATTGTGAATGGAGTTGAATATCAAGGAGACCCTTTATTATGAAACGAGTTGCAATGATTCCTGCTCGAATGGGAAGTAAAAGAGTAGCAAACAAAAATTTAAGACTAGTTGCAGGTAAACCACTAATTGCTTATATCATAGAAGCAGTTAAAAATTCTGGTAAATTTGATAAGATATACATCAATTCCGAATCCGATGTTTTTGAAGATATTGCAAAAACATATGGAGTTCATTTTTATAAAAGACCAGAAAAGTATGCAACCGATGAAGCAACAAACGATGACTTTTCGTATGACTTTATGAAGAATGTAGAACTAGATGTTTTATATCAGTTTCTTCCTACCTCTCCTTTTATTACTTCGTCAGATGTTGTTGAATTTGTGGAGAAGATGGAGTCAGGTAATTATGAAACTCTCATCTCTGTTACCAATGTTCAAATTGAATGTTTATATAAACAAAGTCCTTTAAATTTTAAACAGAAGAAACAATCTCCTCCTTCCCAATCACTAGAACCAGTCAAAGCATACGCTTGCGGAATGATGGCTTGGGAAAGAAAACGATACTTTGAAAATATGGAAAAGTATGGTTGTGCATATCACGGAGGCGATGGCAAGACAGGATTCTTTACTGTCGGTGGTTTTGCATCTGTTGACATTGATACGGTAGATGATTTTCTTCTTGCAGAAAGAATTATCGAAGCAATCAATTCTCCATATCTACAAGAACCACAATACTACAATCCCGACTTACACTCAGATGTAATTTCGGAAAGTGATGTTCCATACATTCTAAAAGAAGATGGTGTAGTGAAGGATGACTATGAACACGAAAACCAAGTAGTCACAAACATAGACGATGTGTTGAATGACGAAGAGGCTGGTTCTTGGATGCGAAGAATTGTAAACACCGAAAGCAATAGTTGTTGTTTAATTTCACAAAATCCAGGCGAAGGTAATCGAAGACACTATCATCCAAATTGGAACGAGTGGTGGTATATTGTTGATGGTGAATGGGACTTTGAACTCGAAGGAACAATTCATCGAGTAAAGAAAGGCGATATAGTTTTTATTCCCAAGAATCATTGGCATCAGATTACTTGTGTTGGTGATAAACCTGCAATTCGTTTAGCAGTGAGCAGAGGTGATGTAGCACATGTCTATAAAAACAGGTAGTATGAGTTTTTGGGACATTCGAATAGATTTCGATAAGAGTCACGGTAGTTATGTGTTTGATAAAAACACAAATCGATACTATCTTGACCTGTTCTCAATGTACTCTTCTCTACCTATTGGTTACAATCACCCTGTGTTTGATGATTCGTTTCACGAAGAAATGAAAAAGATATCAAACATAAAAGTAACAAACTGCGAATTCCAAACTGACTTGCACGACAAATTCTGCCAAGAGTTTTATGATTTTGCTGGTCTTAATTACTATGACTGTTTTCATTTTACTTGCACAGGTTCTCTTGCAGTGGAGTGTGCAATTAAACTTGCTATGGATTATACCAAGAAAAAAAGAGTGGTTACTATAAAGAATAGTTTCCACGGGATTCATTCTTATGGAAACTTCACAACAGGAAGAGATTATTTTCCTGTAAGTGATAGACTTTCTGGTTATCCAGATTTAAACTGGCCTAAGATTGAAACAATAGAAGAACTACAAAAAGAAATTGATTCGGGAGACATCGCCGCCATTCTTGTCGAACCAATTCAAGCAACATTTGGAGACAATCACCTCGATAAGAAATTCTTAAGGAATGTTGCGTCTACTGCAAAGTTAAATAAAATCCCTCTTATATTTGATGAGATTCAAACTGGATTTGGAACTACGGGAAAACCTTGGTACTTTCAGTATCTTAACATCAAACCAGACATTGTTATATTTGGTAAGAAGAGTCAAGTGTCTGGAGTAATGACACGACCTGAATATTTCCACAAGAATGGAAATAGATTATCTGTTACTTTTGATGGCGACATTGTTGATATGCTTCGTTCAATTTATATTATGAAAGCATATAAAGAAGGAAACTTATTAGAAACTGCAAACTGGTTATCAAGAGGATTTGCTAGACAACTCCGTGAAATTGACGGAATAAATAATACTAGATGTGCAGGATGCTTGATTGGTTTTGATTTGGAAGATAGAGAAACAAGAGATTCTTTCGTTGAAAATATCAGAACAAATGGTATGATATGTAATCCAACAGGAGAAAAGTCTGTAAGACTAAGACCAAACTTAGCAGTCACATCAGATGAACTAGAAGAAGCCCTTAACATAATAAGGAAATCATTATGAAAAAGAAGACAGCATATATTATTGGAAACGGACCAAGTCTTGCGAATGAAAATATGTCATTACTAAAAGACAAGATTACAATGTCGTTTAATCGTGCCTTCATTGCATACGAAGATTGGGGATTTGACCCGACTTATTATCTTGCAATTGATGGAAACACAATGAGAGGAATGCACAAAGATGTCAATGAACTCATTGATAAGAGCAATATTGAAAGATTCTTTCTTCTTAATATAGAAGACAATCCTGCACACGGTTATGTTGATGAATTATTTACTAAAGCAGATAATGTTACATTTATTACTAATAGTGGCACACATGTAATTAATGACGGTACTCCTCCGTTCACACAAGCATACGAAATGGATAAAAATAATGTCGTCCTTCCAGTTGCTCCAAATTCAGGTATGACTGGACTTGCAATTCTAAGAATGTTAGGATACAACGAAATAGCCTTTATCGGTCAAGATGCAAGATATATCGATGATGCAATTTATAGAAATGGTTCGATAGAAAAAATTAGCAGAGAATATAGGTCTTCTGAAGATAATGACCAAAATCATTTTCGTTCAGATTATTTTGGGAAAGGTATGATTTTCGGTAAACCAAATCAAGATGATATTATTAATCTATGGTCAACCGCAAGTCCTTGGATTCACGAACAATCCGACTTTGATGTATATTCTTGTACGCCGGGTTCTAATTTGAATCCATATTACAGATATATACCACTCGAAGATTTTGTAGAGGGGAAACGAGAGTGTGAGATGCCAGCACACCCACAAATTAAAGAAATACTTCAGAATAAGGAGAACACCAATGAAGTGTCCGTTTGAAAATTTTTATGGTAAATTTGAAGCAATTGCAGATACTCCTGAATGGGCAAGGTTGCAAGAAGACTTCAATCAGAGTGAGTACATTTATGTTGTAGGTAATGGTGGTAATATGGCAGTCGCAAGTCACGCGGCGGCAGATGTTACTCGACTAACAGGAAAGAAAACTTTCTGCTTGGATAGCCAGTCTCTTATGACATCATTCGCAAATGATTTTGGTTATGACAATATCTTTGCAAGATGGTTAAATTTCTATGCAGTAGATACTGACAAGAAGTCTATGGTTCTTGGTTATTCTGGTTCTGGTAATTCCAAGAATGTTCTTGGTGCATTGGACTGGGCACACAACCAACATAACTTCTCTGCTCACCTCTTCTCTGGTGTGAAGTCTCTTGCTCTTTCCGAAGGTATTAATGAAATTGTTTGCGATATGCATTATTTCCACACACACGAAATTATGTCAGTTATGACTTTCTATGAATTAGTCTACGGAAGTGGTAACGAATGTCCCACAATCAGAGCAGAAGTAAATCGTAAATTTGGAACTATCAATACAGATGTATGATTTAGCAGGTAAGGTTGCACTAGTAACAGGAGCCACTAGGGGTATCGGTGCGGAAATTGCCAATACCCTTAGTGGTTACGGTGCTACTGTAATACGAACTGGAACAAAAGAATCAAAGGGAGATAATCTTTATCTTCCTGTTGACTTTTCTTCGAAAGAATCCGTACAATCATTTAAAGAAAAATTAAGCGATATTATTAGTGTGCAGGGAATTGATATTTGTGTAAACAATGCAGGAATCAATAATATAAAACCATTTGAAGAATACACAGAAGAAGAATATGATTTGATGATGGATGTAAATCTAAAATCTGCATTTGCTGTTTCTCAACTGGTCGCTTCGTCGATGAAGAAACGAGGAGAAGGAAAAATTGTAAATATCTCTTCGATATATGGAACAAAAACCAGAGAACATCGAAGTGTTTATACAATGACAAAATCTTCTTTAATTGGTATGACCAAAACTCTTGCATTAGAATTAGCACCGCATAACATATTGGTAAATTCTGTTTCGCCTGGTTTCATAAAAACAGATTTGACTCGTAAAGTTTTAGGTAAGGTAGGAATGAAAAGTGCAGAGAAGGCAGTTCCAATGAAAAGACTTGGACATCCATACGAGATAGCAAGATTGGTGGCATACTTATGCAGTCCATCAAACACATATATTACTGGTCAAGATATCACAATAGATGGAGGATTTAGTTGTGGATAATGAAAGAGCGACTTACGAAGAATATAAAAAAAGTGTAAATGAAAAATGGAACTGCACTCCAGACCTATTGGTTAGATACAAGCACTTTTGTAATATAGCAGTAAATGATAATATTTATTGGAACGAATTTAAAAACAATAATTCTATTTATTCGAATATCGTTGGTTGTGACCTCCACGGTACGGAAACAGGTTTGATGTTTTTTAATTGGATAAAGGAAAAATATCCACAACTACAGAATCACTTTGATAAGTTTAGAGAAAATGATAAAATAGGAAACCCTCCAATATACACCTATGACGAAGAAGAAAAATTCTCTCCAAACACATTACGATACATTAGGGTTTTTGGAGAAATACAAGAACACTTTGGTTCGTTGGATAACAAAAATATAATAGAAATAGGACCAGGATACGGTGGTCTTTGTAAAATTATTTCTTGTGTGGATAAATTTGAGTCATATTCTTTTGTGGATTGCCCCGAAGCAATTGGTGTCTGTAAAAGATATATGAATGAAATGGAAATAAACAATACAATGTTCTACGCAGATGATGATGACATTCCATCGAATAAAGAATATGATTTGGTCATTGCTGATAGTTCTTTGTCAGAAATGAGTGCTTGGGGGTTTGATTATTATCTTGAAAACATTTTAATGAAATCCAAGAATGCTTATCTGGCTATGAATGATTATTATAGAAAAGAAGAAACAATAGAAAAAATCAATAAAGCATTCTCAGAAGTCATTGTACTTCCCGACAAACCTTCAATGAGGGAAGACAACGAATGTTATGTTTTGATTTGCAAGAGGTGAATCGTGTTTGAAAATACATCCAAATTAGATTTTATTTGGGGAAACGGAGAAATACTAGGAATAAAATCCTCCAAAGGAAATTATTCAGTTTCTTTTTTAGATTCCCATTGGGGACTTGATAGATTCATTCGTGACCTAAATGCAGTTAGAAAAAAAGACCATCTTATTTTTATAGTAGATGAGTGTTTAAGAAAAGATTTAGACTTCCTCGGCAGACCTGCTCTTTACTTAGAAGCAAACGAAGAACAAAAGTCTTATGAAGGTGTAGGTAAAGTAATAGAAAAATTACTAGAAGTGGGAGTAACGAAGGACACCCATATTGTTGCCATTGGTGGAGGTGTTATACAGGACACTGCTTCTTTTGTTGCTTCGATTCTTTTCCGTGGTATTAGTTGGTCGTATTATCCAACAACTCTTCTTGCACAGGGTGATAGTTGTATTGGTTCAAAGACTTCTATTAATTTTAAGAATTACAAAAACCAATTAGGAAACTTCTATCCACCAGAATCAGTTTGGATTCATACGAAGTTTTTAGAATCATTATCAGAACTTCAAATATATTCTGGTCTTGGGGAAATGTTACATTACTTCTTTGTGGCAAGTGAAGAGAGAGTAGAATTCTTTGTTGAGAATATAGACAACTTTATGAATCTAATTCGAAGTGCGTTGTATATAAAGAAAGCATATATTGAAATAGATGAGTTTGATAAAAAAGAAAGAAGAGTATTCAATTATGGTCACTCATTCGGACACGCATTAGAATCTGTATTGGATTATGAAATCCCGCACGGATTAGCAGTCTGTTATGGTATGGATATGGCAAATTATGTTTCTATGAAACTTGGTTATATCAACAAAGAACAGTATAATAAATACAATATAGTTCTTCAGAGAATATACTCTAAATATGAATTGCCAGATTTTGATATTGGTGAATTTGAGAAAGCACTAAAAAGAGATAAGAAAAACAAAGATGGCGAATATGGATTGATTCTAACTAAAGGTGCAGGTAATATGTTTTTAGATTATGTTAAAATGGACAGTAATATAATGGAGTGGGTTAATGATTGGAAAAGTTGAAACTGACTGGATAGAGCATCCTCTCGGAAACGGTTATAAAAAAGATTCAGTAATAGAAGAATTAGTAACAGATAAAACTATTGCTTATGTTGGTCCTGCTCCACAGATTGCAGAGTCGGGGTATGGTGAATATATTGATTCACATGACCTAGTTTTCAGAACAGGTGATTTCCTTAAGGGAGATAATATAGATGAAAACTACGGAAGCAGAACAGATGCACTGGTTCATAGTTACAATGAACACGATAGACCTTGTTTGTTTAGAGAAAGTCTAGAGGATATGAGAAAGTGCAAATGTCTTATCTGTTCTATGGTATCTCTAGACCACAGAGACATACAAAATGTATTTTTTGAAGATGTTGGTGTTCCGTACTATAATATGGAAGATGAAGTATTTGAGGGAGAAAATGGATTAAGAAAATATCTTGATTGTCTTCCCAATACTGGATTTGTTGGTCTTCTTATGTTGTTGGAATATGACATTAAGAAAGTATTTGTTACTGGTATGACATTCTATGATATGGGTCAGTGGGTAAAATCATATCACGACAACTGGTATACGGAAGGTGCTTCTGCTTTGAAGTATAAGCACTTTGGTCTTAATGAAAGACACGACCTCCACAAACAACTACCACAGATAAAGCACTTTCAGAAAATCTACGAACGATATTCTGATAAGATTGAGTTGGATGAATATCTAACAGAAAATTTATGGACGGTTTAATATGATTTCTTGTTTATCTTTAGGACATCACGGTTATGTGGGGAATCAAATGTTTCAGTATGCATCTCTTATGGGAATTGCTGAACGAAACAAAATGGATTATAGTGTTCTTCCTGATTACTGGAAACAAGGAAGTTTTACTCCTCATATATGGGAAGAGTTCAGTTTATCTGCAAAACGAACTCAAGACCACCCACTACATACAGCCAGAGAAATAAACCACTGTTACAATCCACAGTTTCAAAATTTAAGTCCGAATACAGATATTTTTGGTTATTTCCAAACAGAAAAATATTTTGAAAACATTAAAGAGAAGGTTCAAGAAGAATTTAAATTCAAAGAAGAAACCCTAAGAGAATGTGCTGAGTATATTTCTTCTGTTCAGGAAGGAAAAGAATTGGTTGGTGTACATGTGAGAAGGGGTGACTATGTAGATTTGCCCGACTACCATCCAGTCTGCACAAAGGAATATTACGAAGAAGCAGTTAAAAGATTTCCAGACCATACTTTTATTGTAGTGTCCAATGACCACGATTGGTGTGAAGAAAATCTTGAAATGAATGTATTCAAGGGAAGTTCTGCTTTCGCAGATATGTGTATGTTAACTCTAACTCAACACAATATTATCGCCAACAGTTCCTTTAGTTGGTGGGGTGCTTGGTTAAATAGAAACCCCAACAAAAAAGTAATAGCACCAACGAGATGGTTCGGAACAGCACTTGAGGATAAAGATTTGTCAGACTTAATTCCAGAAGGTTGGGAAAGAATATGAAAACTGTTGTTGAGTTTTTAGGAGCAGACCCCTGTTGGACAGACCCTGGTCATGTACAACCAAGTGAGGATTCAAAATGGATTCTTTCTGAAGATGGTATTACAGACATTACAATATATGTTGACCACGCTATTCGTTCCGCTCCAACAAAAACTCAAAGCAGAAGATATGGTTGGTTATATGAACCTGCTAGTATTGTTGGTGGGTATAGCCATATTTACGAACAGCATCTTAATAATTTTGAATTGGTGTTTACACATAGTAGAAGTTTTGCAGAAGGAAAAGATAATGTTGTTCTAGTTCCGCCTGGATTTCCTCCTTGGATAAAGGATAGGAAGATTCATAAAAAGAATAAATTGATTTCTATGATTTCTACTAACAAACAATATTGCAAGGAACACGCCATTCGATACAAGTTGGCAAAGAACCTTGAACAGCATCCCGTGGTGGATGTGTTTGGTAGGGGGATAAAGGAAATTGAAAAGAAAGAAGACGGACTGAATGATTATGCATTTTCTATTGTCGTTGAGAATGACTGGTCAGATTTATTCTATACTGAAAAACTACAAGATTGTTTTCTAACTGGCACTGTTCCTATTTACTTGGGAAGCAAAGCAGTATCAGAAATATTTGACGAAGAAGGCATTATATTCCTCGACCACCACAATCCAGTTCTTAATTTACCAGAATATACAATGGAACTTTATGAATCAAAGAAAGATGCCATTCAGAATAATTTTAAACTTGCAAAAGAAAAAGAAATGAATATAATTAAAATGACAGACTTGTTTCTTGAGGAGTTTATATTATGAATATATTAGTAACGGGCGCAACTGGACTTCTAGGAAAGACCATTCAAAAGATGGAAAATAAATTTTGCTGTGGACAGTGTTCGGGTTGTCCGTGGAAAAACAAACCTTTCTATTATGCACCGTCTTCATCAGATTGTGATTTAACAGTATGGAAAGACACACAGGACTTAATTGATATGGTTCAGCCATCACATGTAGTTCATCTAGCGGGAGTAGTTGGTGGAATACAAGATAATGTAAATCGACCTTTTGAATTTAGTATAGACAATCTTCTAATGAATTCAAATATTACCGACATATGTGTAGAAAATAATATCCCATTAATTGTTGCTTCGTCTACTTGTGTATATCCCGCAGAAGTAAATAAATACCCACTAACCGAAGATATGGTAGACTCTGGTCCACCCGAAAAAACAAACTCTGCATATGCATATGCAAAAAGAGCAATGACACATTCTCTTCGTGCCGCACATAAACAATATGATTATAATTTTTCTGTTTTGTATTTTTCAAATCTATATGGTGAGTTTGACCATTTTGAAAACGAAAATAAGGCACATCTAGTTACTGCACTTATTAAGAAGTTCCACAAAGCAAAAGAGGAAGGGAAAGATAAAGTAACTTTACTTGGAACAGGAAAACCACTAAGACAATTTATGTACGCAGAAGACGCCGCAAAGATAATACAAAAAGTTTTGAAGATGGGTTGTTGGGGAGAATACAATGTAGCCACTCCAGAAAATCTTTCTGTTTCTGAAATTGCGACAATTGTTGCAGAAATTGTTGGATATACTGGTGATATAGAATATAATGGTGAACTGGATGGAGTATACCGCAAGGATGCATCATCAGACAGACTCCTTGGTGTTATTGGTGAATATGAATTTACCAAACTAAAAGACGGTGTATATAAAACATATGAATCATTTTTGGAGAAACAGACATGTGGAAGTTAATGAGTGATGACGCTATCACGAAAGAAGAAAGAGAATTACTTTCAAATTTCATTTTGACTAGCGACAAACTAACACAGGGAAATAAAGTTCGTGAATTTGAACAAGCCTGGTCAGAGTGGTTGGGTTGTAAATATTCTGTGTTTGTAAACTCTGGCTCCTCTGCTAACTTGTTGTTGGTTCAAGCCGCACACGATTTATATAACGAAAGAAAGGGAGATTGGATTGCTCAGTCTATGACTTGGGCGACAAACATTGCTCCAATAATGCAACTAAAAGGTTGTTCTAGAAACTTACACTTAGTTGATATTAATCTCGAAAACCTTGGTCCAGATTTAAATCTTTTAGAACAATACATTTTAGACAATGACATTCAGTTCATTTTCCTCACACATCTATTGGGCATACCTGCATTTTCAGAAAGACTAATAGAAATCTGTAAAGAAAATGATGTTATGATATTTGAAGATTGTTGTGAATCACACGGTGCTAGTTGGCAAGGAAAGAAAGTCGGAACAATAGGAAAGGCTTCTACTTTCTCATTTTATTATGGACACCATATGACCACTATTGAGGGTGGAATGATATGTACCGATGACAAAGAATTCTATGAACGACTTCTTCTCCTTCGTTCACATGGACTGTTAAGAGAATTACCAAAAGAGTCCCAAGAACAAAATAAAGTAGAGGGAGTAAATGAAAAGTTTACTTTCCTATGCCCTGGCTACAATGTAAGAAGCACAGAACTTAATGCAGTCTTGGGGTTATCCCAAATCCAAAAAATGGATACAGTCGTCGAAAGAAGAAACGAAAACTTTATTCGGTTTATCGAAAATCTAAACGGCAAGAATTTCCATATTAATTTCCCTACAAAGGGAGTGAGTTCCTTCGCCTTTCCTATTATATGTAAAGAAGAAGGAATGATAAACAAAGTAGAAACCGTCCTGAAAGAATTGGATATTGAATATCGTCCTCTTATTGCAGGTAATCTTTTTAATCACCCAATGTGTAAATCACTAAACTGTAAGATGTATGCTCCAAATTCGGAACATATTCATAACAACTCCTTTTATGTTGGGAACAGTGAATTTATTGACATAAATATGATAGACACATTAACAAACAAACTTAACGAATTATAAAAAGGAATTGTTATGAGTAAACCTACCGTTACATTGTGTATGATTGTCAAAAACGAAGAACATGTCATCAAAGAAACTCTAGAGTCAATGGTAGAAAACATTGACCGCTATGATATTACTGACACTGGTTCTACCGATAAGACAAAAGAAATAATCAAAGAATTTTTCGACGAGAAGGGAATTCCTGGCGAAATATATGACCACGAATGGGATGGATTTGGAAAATCAAGAACCCAATCTCTACGCAATGCAGAAAAAGGTGGGGCAGATTATTGTTGGGTCATTGATGCTGACGATGTTTTTAAGGGGAAATTTAATTTCCCCGATGACTATCTTTTAGATGCATATGCACTTAGAATTAAGCGTGGTGATTTTACTTGGTGGAGAAATCAAATCTTTAAGATGGATGGAACTTGGGTATATACAGGAGTTCTTCACGAATATGCAGAAAATCCCACTAAGCAAAAAGATGGTAGTCTAAAGCAGGGAAGACTCGGTAGTGAAGGATACTATATTGATGCACGAACATTGGGTGCAAGAAACCTCAATGAAGACGGAACAGCAGTTGACCCTGTTGAAAAGTATTCAAGGGATGCAGAAGTATTTCTTAGTTGTTTGACAAACGAAGATGACCCAAACTATGAACCAGACAACCCTCGTTATATTTTCTACTTAGCACAATCATACTTCGATTCAAAGCAATTTGCTGAAGCAAAAGAATGGTATATGAAGCGAGCAGAAGCAGGTGGTTGGGAAGAAGAAGTTTTCTACTCTCTCTTCAGAACTGCAATTTGTAGTAGCATTCTTGGTGACCCTTGGGAAAAGACAATGCAATATTTCCTTTCTGCTTGGAACTACCGACCAGTTCGTGCAGAACCAATTTATCAGATTGCAAGAATCTATCGTCTTTCTGGACACCCAAGACTTGGTTACTTGTTCGCAAAGCAAGCACAGCAAATTCCATTCCCCGAACACGATATTTTGTTCATTGCAAATGAAGTTTGGGATTGGCAGATTCTTGATGAAATTGCTTCCACTGCTTTCTATGTTGGAGCATTCCAAGAGGGATATGATGCTTGTCTTCAATTGCTGAAGGAGAATAAATTCCCTGAAGGTGAAAGACAAAGAATTATGACCAATATGGAACAATACACTGTTAAACTTGCAGAGTTGCAACAAATGCACCAACAGCAAGTTGAACAAAATGCTCAACTTCAAGCACAAATTGATGCAAACCGAGAAGAAAGACTTGCAGAAGAAGCAAAAGCCAAAGCAGAAGAAAAGGCGACTCGAAAGAAAAATACAGAAGCAAGAAAAAAGAAATTCAAGAAGCGTAAAAAGCAAAAGGCATAAATAACATATGAAATCAGGAAAATACGACATATCCGTTGACCAAGGTTCTACATTCATCTTTCACTTGACTTATCAAGACAGTGCAGGAACTGCTGTTGATTTGTCTAGTTACACTGCTCAAATGCAAGTGAGAAGGTCAACGATTGACCCAAGTCTAATACTGGATATTACTAGTGCTGGCGGTGTAACTGGTGGTGGAACAACTGGTGAATTCAGTTCACCAGAAACATCAGGATTCTGGACAGCGGCAACAGGTGGTTCTGCTGGTCTTACTTCTAGCGGTATGACACTTAATGGTAATAGTGCAGGTGTCGCCGGCACTACTGGTGGAATCTACATCATAGTAGACGCAGATACTATGAAAAATGTTCCAACTGGCAAACACACATACGACTTAGAAATAACAACTGGAAGGACAGTTAATAAAATTCTAAGTGGTAGATTTGAGGTTGAAGGAGAAGTGACAAGATGAAACTTCTTGTAAGCCAACCAAGACCACCAAAAGTTACGATAACTTCAAAGAATGTTATTGTAGTTAAACAAAAAAGTGATAGAATAGTAATTGTGAAAACTGTTTAAAATAAAAGGTATTTTATTATGATTAGATTAGAATGTTATCGCATTCACGATGATGTGACATTACCAAAAATTGCAACTTTAGGTTCTGCTTGTTTCGATGTTCGCTCCTATCTGAAAAATGATAGAGGTGTGACTGTTTATGATATGAGTAATAAGAAAACTGAAAGATTACCAGAGTACTACGACAAAGAACACGAACCTAAAATTCGTTTTCGGATTGAACCCGGCGATAGAGTTTTAATTCCAACAGGAATAATTTTTAGAATTCCTTTTGGTGTTTCTATGAGATTGCATCCTCGCTCAAGCACATCCCTGAAAAAAGGTTTGATTATGCCAAACGGTGAAGGAATTATTGATAGTGATTATCACCACGAAACATTTATTATGTTATACAATGCTTCAGCAGATACAGTTTATGTTGGAGATAATGAAAGAATTGCACAGGCTGAACTAGTGGAAGTTGAGCATTGTGATGTTTGGGAAACCTTTGAAAAGCCAGAACAAACTACCGAGCGTGTTGGTGGTTTCGGAAGCACAGGAGTTAAATAATGAATCGTAAAGAATTGTTCCAACACCACAAAAGTATTTGTGGCGAAGCACTTGGTATTATGGAAAAGAAAAACCACGACTATGCGGGAGAAGATGGCGATTCTCCGTTTGCAAACTTTACTCGTTCTGAGGATATGGGAATCTGTTCCACAGAACAAGGTTTCCTAGTTAGACTTTGTGATAAACTTTCACGCCTTTCTACATTCGCCAGTGCAGGTGAACTAAAGGTTGATAACGAAGGTTACCACGACGCCATTGTAGATATTATTAATTATTGTGTTCTTTTTGACGGATATGTTTCTTCCAGAAAAAAGTAGACAAGGGGAGTTTTTGTGGTATAATTTCTATATGAACTATGGAATACTTTATGTAATTATTATGTCGTGCCTCGGCATAGTCGCCACGCTCGAAGACCAGAAAGTTGATTCTCGTCATGTAGACCTGTTGGCGGCTATGTGCGAGGTCGAATCAAACTGCGAAACAGGTAAAATTGGAAAAGATAACGAAATCGGATGGTATCAAATTCTTCCAGACTTCTGGACAGATGCACTTGAACACGACCCAAGTATCGGTGGCGAATATGAAGATGTGGCAAAAGATAAAGAGTATGCAGAGAAAGTTATCCTTGCATATTGGGACAGGTATGCTACAGTAAAAAGACTTGGTAGAGAACCCACTGACGAAGACCGTGCAAGGATACACAATAAAGGTCCTAACGGATACAAGAAAGATTCCTCCCTTGATTATTGGAACAAAGTGAAAGCAATTTTAAATGAGTGAGTTCTATACGAACATTTCGATGCGGGGAAAATACATTCTCTATCGTGGAATCGATGAGGACGGTAACCGCATAAACAGAAAAGAAGAATTTAACCCTACCCTCTTTGTTCCCTCTCAGAACGAAACTGATTGGAGAACCTTGGAGGGTTTCTATGTTGAACCTTTGCGACCTGGAAATATTCCAGAGACACGGGATTTTATTAATCAATATAAAGATGTCCGTGGATTTGATGTTTACGGAAACACGGATTTTGTTTGCCAATATATCGCAGACAATTATCCCACAGAAGTTGACTACGACATATCGCAGATTGTTGTTGCAAACATAGACATCGAGACAGAATCTGAATACGGATTCCCACAGATTGATAACCCACGCGAAAGAGTAAATGCTATATCCGTAGACTTCAATGGCACAATGCATGTGTTCGGTCTTGGTGAATTCAATCTCAGTGCTACGCAAGCAGATTATCAATACAAATATGAAAACGAAGAGGAATTACTTCGTGACTTTCTTGACCTTTGGGAAAAGGAATCACCAGACATTATTACTGGTTGGAATGTTCGCTTCTTTGATATTCCTTATCTTGTAAATCGTATTGCTACTATTGTTGGTGTTTCCGAGGCAAAGAGGTTGTCCCCTTGGAAGACAATGAAAGAACGCAAGGTAGAAAAATGGAATCGTGAAAACACTTGTTATGAACTTGGTGGTGTTGCGACTCTTGACTACTATGAACTATACAAAACATTTACTTATGTCAATCAGGCTTCTTATTCTCTAAATCATATTGCAGAGGTAGAACTTGGTGAGAAGAAGTTAGACTACTCTGAGTATGATTCGATGTCGGAATTCTACAAGAACGACTTCCAGAAGTTTATGGAATATAATGTTCTTGATACTCGACTGGTAATGAAACTTGAAGACAAGATGAAGTTACTTGAACTTGCCATATCCCTTGCGTATGCGGCAAAGGTAAACTTCACAGATGTGTTTGGTCAAGTACGAATGTGGGATTCAATCATCTACCATTATTTGAACGAACATAAAATTGCAATCCCACCGAAGAAAGGTTCAACCAAAGATGCACAATATGCGGGTGCGTATGTAAAAGACCCAATTGTTGGTATGCACGACTGGGTTGTGTCATTTGACTTGAACAGTCTGTATCCTCACTTGATTATGCAATACAACATTAGTCCAGAGACAAAGGTACAACAAAACAAAGACTATTCAATTACTCCTAATTCTATTCTTGGTGGCAAGGATGTTGCACACGATGCTTATTCGGTGGCGGCGAACGGAACTTGCTACAGCAAAAAACATCAGGGGTTTCTTCCTTCCTTAATGGAGAAGTTGTATAAAGAACGCAAGATGTACAAGAAGAAGATGATTGAATGTCAGAAGCAGAAGCAAGAGATTCCAAAGATGAATATGCCTTCACTTGGAAGACACGCATTGGATTCTAAACTTTCAAAGGATATTGCAAAGTACAACAACTTTCAGTTGGTTCGTAAGATTCAATTGAACTCCGCTTATGGTGCGATTGGTAATGAATGGTTTCGTTACTTTGATGTTGATATGGCAGAAGCAATTACTCTGTCTGGACAGTTAAGTATTCGGTGGATTGCAGACCATCTTAACGATTTTTTGAACACGACAATTGGCACGAAGGATTATGATTATGTGGTTGCATCTGATACAGATAGCGTTTATTTGCGTCTTGGGAATCTGGTGGAAAAAGTATGTGGGGGTCGCTCCGAATCGGAGGTGGTTGAATTCCTCAACAAAGCATCAGAAGAAATAATTCTTCCATTCATTAAAAAGAAGTATGATGAACTTGCTTGTAAAATGAATGCATATGAGAATAAGATGGTGATGGACAGAGAGTGTATTGCATCAAAGGCGGTTTGGACTGCGAAGAAGAGATATATGATGCTCGTTCACGACTCCGAAGGTATTCGATACTCCAATCCAAAGATGAAGATTATGGGTATCGAAACGACTCGTAGTTCCACACCACAGGTTGTTCGTGATGCATTGACTGAAGCAATTCAGTTGATTCTCACATCAGACGAAGAAACTGTAATTAAATTCATCGATAACTTCAGAACACAGTTCAATGGATTTAGTCCAGAAGAGATTGCGTTTCCCCGAAGCGTGAACGGTATGAAGAAGTATATCGATAACTCTACCATCTACAAGAAGTCCACGCCGATTGCGGTGAAGGGTTCATTAATTTATAATCACTATGTCAAGCAATTTGGAGTGGGAGATAAACATAGAGAGATTGTAGATGGAGACAAGATTAAATTCCTGCACCTTATTAAACCAAATCCACTTGGTGGAATTGCAGGTACAGACCAAGTGGTTGCGTTTCCGAATGACCTCCCCAAAGAATTCAAGGTGGAGAAATTCATTGATTATGAAATGCAGTTCGAGAAGTCGTTCTTGGCACCACTCAGGAATATCCTTGATATTATAGGATGGCAGTGCGAAGAAGTTTCTTCTCTGGAAGGTTTTTTTGTATGATTGAAGAAAAGGCTAAGAGAATAATCATAAATATATTGGAAACCAAATTATCATCGATGCGTGAATCTTTGAAAAGATGCCAATCTGACAAAAATTGTAATTTGGAAACCTATGAAAAAATTGTTGATGAATGTCAACAAATAGAGTATGCTATATACGAAATGGAGAATGCAAAATGAGTTATATCAAAGGAACGCACCTTGAGGCGTTAATCGACCGTGCGGTAGATGGTTGGGCTAAGATTCTTGGATTTAAAGAAGACAAACCCATTACCAAAAAGAAAGTAACCCGTAAGAAAAACAAAAAGAAGGTTAACAAATGAACATAAAAATTATCAAACTTAAAAACCAAGAAGAAATTCTATGTGAAGTAAAGAGTGAAACAGACACCGAATGCACTATCAAAAACCCTTGCATTCTTGTCCCTACACAGAAGCAAAGTATTGCAATGGCTCCTTGGTTGCCTTTTGCTAAAATAGACGATGGTTTGTCTATTCCCAAAGAGCATATTCTTTTCGTGGTTGATGTAATGGAAGAAATTAAAATGCAATATGAACAGCAATTTAATCCGATTGTTACACCCTCGAAGAAGTCTATCATCGCACCAAGTGGTCCTATTGGACTAGCAACATAAAACAAAGGATGGTTGTATATGCAAAACAATTTTTTAAAGAGTATAATAAAAGAGACAGGAAATAAATATGCGTCGATTGCGTCAGATGGCATTGATGGCTCTGATGTTAACGGTTGGGTTGATACAGGCAGTTTTTCTTTTAACGCCCTACTTAGTGGTTCTTTGTTTGGTGGTATACCTAATAATAAAATTACTGCCTTAGCAGGAGAATCAGCAACAGGAAAGACTTACTTTACTTTGGGAATTTGTGATAAATTCCTTCGGGACAATCCCGATGCAAATGTTCTGTATTTCGATACAGAATCAGCAGTAACTTCAGAAATGATTGCGGAGCGTGGTATTGACCCGAACCGAGTTGCCATTCTTCCTGTTGCAACAGTCGAAGAGTTTCGTCATCAAGCAATTAAAATTGTAGATGCATATGCGGAACTTGGAAAAGACCAAAAAACTCCAGTTGTTATTGTATTGGATTCACTTGGTCAACTTTCAACCGCAAAAGAAATGCAAGATACCGCAGACGGAAAGGGAACGAGAGATATGACTCGCGCCCAAGTTATCAAAGCAACTTTCCGTGTACTTACTCTTAAGTTGGGCGCCGCAGGTATTCCATTGATTCTTACCAACCACACCTATGATGTGATTGGTTCAATGTTCCCACAAAAAGAAATGAGTGGTGGTTCTGGTCTGAAGTACGCCGCTTCTACAATCATCTATCTTTCAAAGAAGAAGGTGAAAGAAGGAACGGACATCATTGGAAACATCATTCATTGTAAGTTGTTCAAGAGTAGACTCACCAAAGAAAATTCTATGGTTGATGTTATGTTGAATTATGACCACGGATTGAATCCGTATTATGGTCTTGTTGACATTGCCATTAAGTATGATATCTTTAAGAAAGTTTCAACTCGTATTGAACTTCCTGACGGAACAAAGGCTTACGAAAAGACTATTTACAAAGACCCTGAAAAGTACTTCACAGAAGAAGTTATGCAAAGACTTGAAGAGGCAGTTGCAAAAGAATTTAAATATGGTAATATGTCTGTAACTGAAGAAGAAGAAGTTTTTGAAGAACTAGAAACCGTAGAAGATGCTTGAATACACATATGTAAATCATCCCGCCGCAGAAAAAAACCAAGCAATCAAAATTAAAAACAATGATTATAAAGATATAGTTTTTACTTTTGGTAGGGTTAGTTTTTATGAGGTAGATGATACCCCGCATATTAAATTTGACTATAATGTTCTAGAAGGGGAAGACCCCAAATCAGAAGACTTCATAAATCTTCTTGGTGATATTGTAGTTGATATAATGGAAAGAGAATTCAAGTTAAAGGAACAGGGAGTCTTTGTAGATGAATCAGACTATAGAGAAAACAATACTAAAGAATCTTCTGAAGAATGAAGCATACACTCGAAAGGTTGTACCCTTCATCAAAGAAGAATACTTTCACGACAGAGTGGAGAAGATGCTATTTACTTCCATCTTTGAGTTTGTTGCAAAATACAATTCTCTTCCCCCAGTAGATGCCTTGAGTATTACTCTTTCAAATGCATCCATAAACGAAGATGAATTTAAGACTGCAACAAAACTTATAGAAGAAATTGATGCTGATGCTGACACAAACGAAGATTGGTTAATTGAACAAACTGAAAAGTTCTGCAAAGATAAGGCGGTGTATAATGCGATTATGGAGTCAATCCACATTATCGATGGCAAATCAACGAGCGTCAAGACGGAGAACGCAATTCCAGAAATCCTCTCCGAAGCACTATCAGTCTCCTTCGATACAAGCGTCGGACACGACTACATCGAAGACGCAGAAGACCGATACCAATTCTACCACAAAGTAGAAGAGAAAGTTCCTTTCGATATTAGTTTGCTTAACACTATCACAAATGGTGGAACACCGACTAAAACATTAAACATTGTAATGGCAGGAACAGGTGTAGGTAAGTCACTCTTTATGTGTCACCACGCCGCATCTTGTTTATCACAAGGACTAAATGTTCTTTATATTACTTGTGAGATGGCAGAGGAAAGAATCGCAGAACGAATTGATGCAAACCTTATGGATATTACAATGGATGAACTGAAAGAACTTCCAGAGATGTCCTACGCAAAGAAGATTGGCAAGATTCAAAAGAAGAATTGCGGAAAACTAATTGTCAAGGAATATCCCACAGCGACAGCAAGCACAAATCATTTCAGACATCTTCTTGATGAACTTGGAATGAAGAAGAAATTTAAACCTGATATTATTTTTGTTGACTATCTGAATATTTGTGCTTCTTCACGAATGAAGATGGGTTCAAGTGTAAACTCATATACTTACATTAAAGCAATCGCAGAGGAACTCCGAGGACTCGCAGTAGAAAGAAATGTACCAGTCTGGTCTGCCACACAGGTGAATCGTACTGGATACACCTCAAGCGATTTTGGACTGGAGGACACATCAGAATCATTTGGTTTGCCAGCAACGGCTGACTTTATGATTGCATTAATTGGTACAGAGGAACTTGACCAGTTAGGTCAGATTCTTCTAAAGCAACTAAAGAATAGATACAATGATTCAATCTCAAATCGGAAATTTGTGATTGGTATCAATCGTGCCAAAATGAAACTCTTTGACCTAGAAGATACTGCTCAAATCGGACTAGTTGATACTGGACAGAAGGATAGTTTTGGTGTAGGATTCGATGGTAATAACTTTGACACAAAATTTACACAAAAGAAAGCCGACAAAGAATTTGTTGACTGGAAAATTTAGGAGTTCTATTATGTCTAATGATAGAGATATTAGCAAAGAAGAATTGAAAGAATGGGAAGACTGGGCAAAGGAATGGATTTCTGAACTTGAAGAAGAAGATAAAAAGAAGGAAAGTGAAACAGAATGACAACCTTTGTTGATAAAAAATTTATCAATAGAATCTCTGGAACACTTAGAAATTTTAAGTGGAAGAAAGACAACTTAGCAAATTGTTCTTGTCCTCTCTGCGGTGACTCTCAGAAGAACCAAAGAAAGGCAAGGGGATTCTTTTATCAAAAAGGAAATGATTATTTTTATAAATGTCATAACTGCGGAGCAGGACACAACCTATATAATTTTTTAAATCAGGTATCTCCGTCACTATGTAAGGAATACCGCCTGGAGAGGTTTCGTGATGGCGAAACAGGCAAATCCAATTACAAGAAGCCGGAGAAAGAAGAAGTGTTTAAATTTATTGACTCAAAACCTAAATTTAAAAAGAAAGATAAGGTTCTAGACCAACTAAAGTGTCTAGCAGATTTACCAAAGGAACATCCCGCAGTTCAGTTTGCGGATATGCGAAAAATACCAAGAGAACATTTTCCCTTGCTGTATTTTACAGATGACTTTGGGAAGTTTGTTCGCAACAGTCTTGATTCAAATGTTTTTGTTGGAAGGGAGAATCGAATTGTAATTCCATTCTTCAACAGTCACGGTGATGTTGTTGCCGCTCAGGGAAGAGCAATCAATTTTAAGGACGAAGAGAACGCAAGACAGACTGCAAAATATATCACAATTAAAGCAGACAAAAGTATTGATAGACTTTGGTATGGTCTTTGGAGAGTGAATCCAAAGAAGAGAGTTTATGTCGTTGAGGGTCCTATTGATTCTCTGTTCCTACAAAATTCAGTTGCAATGGTAGGTGCAGGAGCATTGAAAGAAATTCCTGAAAGACTATTAAACACAAAAATGACATATATTCTTGATAATGAACCTCGCAATCGACAGATTTGTGCGTATAATGAAAAACTAATCGAGATGGGAAAAGAAGTTTGTATCTGGCCAAGCAATATTCAAGAGAAAGATATTAACGATATGGCATACAGAATTTCTACTCGCAAGATTCAAAAGATTATTGATGAAAACACATACACAGGGTTGAAAGCAACACTAAAATTTAATGAGTGGAGAAAAGTGTGAAAGAAAAGATTGATGTTTTAGATAATGGTCATGTGCAGATGGTAAGTCATATGGGAACAGACTTGACAGTAGTAAATGCTGCCAGAGTTTCATTTTCAAATGAAAGTCACTTCGAATTAGACAACGGTGGGATGCCCTACCTGTCTACTAAAGACACTAAACTTATTCGTTATCTCGCAAAGCACAACCACTGGACACCGTTCGCACATCCGCAGATTACTCTGCGAATCAAAGCACCCATTTCCATTCGCACACAATTCTTTAAACATAAGCAAGGATTTGTAGAGAATGAAGTTAGTCGCAGGTATGTCGATGACACCCCTGAATTTTATTACCCAAAGTTACGACACAGACCATCAGGAAACGCCAAACAAGGAAGTGATGGTTGGTTGGAATGTGTTGACGGAGGTGGGGAGACATCTGGAGGATTTGCAACACATCCTCTATATGAGGGATACAAATCGGTAATCAAAAGTGCGATGAATGCATACGAAGATTTGATTGCGTCCAATGTTGCACCCGAACAAGCACGGTTTGTTCTTCCACAAGCAATGTACACTGAATGGTTCTGGACAGGTTCTCTCGCCGCTTATGCAAGATTCTATAAACAACGGATTGATGACCACGCACAGTGGGAAATTCAACAGTATGCAGAAGCAGTCGGAAAAATTATTCAACCATTGTTCCCAGTTTCTTGGAACGAACTAACAAAATAATATAGATAATACATTCAAAGAGGAAAAGTAAATTATGAACTATACAAGTGACATCCTACCAGAAGAATTTCTGTCCCAATACAAAGATAAGAAGCCTAACTGGGGTTACAATGGTCTTGGTGAGATTGTTTATAAAAGAACATACTCTCGCTTAAAGGAGGACGGAACAAATGAAGAATGGTGGGAAACGGTTGCACGATGCGTCAATGGGGCGCAAAAGATTGGTGCTGACTACACAAAGAAAGAAGCACAACAACTTTATGATTACATCTTCAACCTCAAATGCAATTTTGCAGGTAGAATGCTTTGGCAATTGGGCACTACAACCGTTGATAGGTTTGGTGCAAATTCTCTCCTGAATTGTTGGGGTGTATGTATTCGTGACATTGATGACTTCTGCTTTATCTTTGAAAACTTGATGCTTGGTGGTGGAGTTGGATTCTCTATTCGTAAGGAAGATGTCCACGACTTACCTCGCGTCAAAGAAGGCGTAGTTGTAACACACGAAAAGACAAATGATGCAGATTATATTGTTCCTGATTCCCGTGAGGGTTGGGTAAAACTTCTGAAGAAGTGTCTTAAGTCATACTTCTACACTGGTGAATCATTTACTTATTCTACAATTCTTGTTCGCTCATCGGGTGAACACATTCGTGGATTTGGTGGTAAAGCATCTGGTCCTGCCATTCTTATTGAAGGAATTGAAAAGATTGGTGAAGTAATTCGTGAGCGTGAAGGAAAGAAACTTCGCTCCATTGATGTTCTTGACATTTGTAATATCATTGGTTCTGTTGTAGTTGCAGGTAATGTTCGTCGTTCTGCTGAGATTGCTGTCGGTGACCCCGATGATTATCTGTTCCTTCGTGCAAAGCGTTGGGACTTAGGAAATGTTCCTAACTGGAGAGCAATGTCCAACAACACAATCTACGCAGATTCATATGACCATATCAGTGATACAGTGTGGAAAGGTTATGATGGTTCGGGTGAACCTTATGGCTTCTTTAATCTTCCACTTGCACAGAAGTATGGTAGACTACAAGACAAGAGAAAAGATAAATGTGAGATTGTAAACCCTTGTGCAGAGATTCTTTTGGAATCACACGAATGTTGTAATCTCTCTGAAATATATCTTAATAATATCAACTCCAAAGCAGAACTAAAAGAATGTGCAAAACTTCTGTATAAAACACAGAAAGCAATTTGTGCCTTACCATTTATTCATAAGAAGACTGAAGATGTGGTTCACAAGAATATGCGAATTGGTGTTGGTGTTACTGGTATTTGCCAATCTTTAGATAAGTTAGATTGGTTAGATGATTGTTACGAAGCACTTCGTGATTATGATAAAATGTGGTCGGAGAAAAAGGGGTATCCAGAAAGCGTTCGTTTAACGACAGTCAAACCTTCAGGTACACTTTCGCTCTTGTCAGGAAGTACACCTGGCGTTCATCCTGCATACGCAAATTACTTTATTCGTCGTGTTCGTATGTCAAGTGATGATGCACTTGTTGAAGTATGCAGAAACGCTAATTATCCTGTTGAATATGCAAGACAGTTTGACGGAACAGAAGATAGAGGTACGGTTGTTGTTGAATTCCCTTGCCATATTAATGGTAAAACTATTCTAGCAGAAGATATGACTGCGGTAAAACAATTAGAACTCGTAAAGGAACTACAAAGTAAATGGTCGGACAATTCGGTATCTGTTACCGTGTACTACCGTTTGGAAGAACTAGACGAAATTAAACAGTGGATGGAAAAGAATTACGAGAAGTCTCTTAAGACTGTAAGTTTCCTTCTCCATAACGACCACGGTTTTGACCAAGCACCATACGAAGAAATCACCAAAGAAGAATATGAAAAGGCAGTTTCTAAACTAAAGCCTATTCAAGGAATTGAAAGTGGTGATGTATTAAATGAACTAGAATGTGAAAGTGGCGCTTGCCCAATTAGGTAAAAAATAACAAATTAAAATTGACAACAGCGTTTATTAAGGTATAATTAATGCTTACTAAAAATGTATATGTCTACATAAGAGACATATTCATAAAGAGTCGGAGTAGACTCTAGGTGCATTCCGCACCATCCGTTAGCCAACGGTTTGACTTAGATACAAGGAGAAAAAGTTATGGCTACAAAGAATGAATGTCCAATGCAATGTGGAAGCGATGTAGTTTCCCGAACCCTCGGCAAGATTGGCGTTTGCCGTAGTATGCTTATCACCCTCGCCCTCGTTCCATTCGCTTGGGATGGCGTTGTTTGGGTAGGTCAAGCACTTCAGTCCGTATGGGGCTTGGTAACTAACGCAGTCAACTGATTTGAACTCTGATAACTAGGGAAGGTTTTTTGACCTTCTCTATCTTTTTATACTTAAGGAGAATTACTATGAGTAAGAAGAAGATGACAATTTATGGTGGAATCATTGCCGCAATCGTTGCAATGACCTTCGCCGCACCTGCTCTCGCTGATACTCCTGCACAACTCCGTGCAGAAGCAGACCGTCTAGAGATGGCTGAGCAAAGAGCAGAAATGACTAAAGCATTGGTACGAGATGTTCTCGCAGATGCTGATAGCCGTGCAATGTTTCAGGGAAGCAATTCTCCTGTAACTGTAAATGTACACGGTTTTGCTCAGACTCGCTACTCTTATAACAGTGGTGGTGGTGTTGAAGCCAATCACGGTTTCGGTCTACCTGCTGTACGACTCATCCTTGAGGGTGATGTTTACGGTGTCGGTTATAAGGTAAGTGGTCAGTGGAGTGACGATACCAATCAGTTTGAACTAAAAGATGCTTACGGCACTTTTGGACTTGCAGGGTTGGACTTTAAGTTCGGTCAGTTTAAGACCGCATTTATGAGAGAGTGGAACATTGACCGTCAGGATACCTTGATGGCTGACCGCTCAATCGTTGCATACACTTTCGGTCAAGGTTGGTCGCAGGGTATGGAAATTGGTAAGGACTTCGGTCGATTCGATTTCCGTGCTTCATACACCGATGGATTCAACACTGCAAATGGTGCAGGTGTTGAGAACGGTTATGCCCTCACCGCTCGTCTTGGCGTAGATGTCACCGATTGGTGGAATCTTGGTGCCGCAGTTTCGTGGAACGATTTAGACACTACAGACTACACAACATATACTGTAGACTCTGGTCTAAACTTTGGTGCCCTCGACCTCACTGCCGCATTCACTGGTGTAAACCGTGATGCAGGTGATGATTGGGCTGCCACTTTCACCGCCGCTTATCAGTGTATGGATAACCTACAGGGTTACCTCGCATATGAGTATGGTGAACTCGAAGGTGCCGCAGACAACCTAAGCGTTGTCACCGTTGGTGCGAATTACTTCATCAACGACAATGTTAAGTGGACAACCGATATCGGTTATGCTCTTAACGGAATTGGTGCAGGTTGGGATACCGCATCTACTGGTTGGAACGGAAGTTCTGACAGTGGTGAATATCTCCTCCGCACTCAGATTCAAATTAGTTTCTGAAACTAATTTTTAAAAAACTTAAAAGGAAAGGCCTAGGTGTTAATCACTTAGGTCTTTCCTTTTATAAATACATTGTCACATTCTATACAGATGAAATTCATAAAACTTTAGGGAAGAGGAACAACTAATGGCAGATAAAGTCTTTTATTGGATTGGTCAAGCGGGAATCACTGCAAATGTAAATACATTGCACGCCGCACAAACTATTACAGACCCATACTTTTTATCAACAGCAAACTATTGGAATAACAAAAGTAACTGGGCACAAAGAGCAACAAACTATGGTGGCATAGGTAGTGGACCACTTGGTAACCCAAGCGGTGGTGGTACAAATGACGGAAGTTCCGCTTATGGAGGTCCTAATACAATGGCACTCACAACCGCTAGTCGTTTCCCTGTACAGGGAGATACTGTATATTTCAGAGGAATGACTGCTTCAATCGACGGTGCTACTGCTCAAAGATATCCTCTAACAGAATGTCTCTATGGAGGCATTAGTGGTGACGGAAACTGGGAAGGTGGAACAAGTGATGGTGGTATTACCACAGGTCACGGTTTAACTGGACAACTTCATAAACTTGTCATTGACGATAGTTACAACTACAACCTTCTCTTCAGAAAGAGAGATGGTGGGATGTCTGGAAATGGTCAACTGTCACCCCAAGCCGGGTGTCAGGGTTGGGGTTTCCATAGATTTGGTGTAAATATGACTGACCAAGCAGGCGGAACAAATGCTAACTTCAAAGTCGGCGGTTGGATGGGTCTGGGAATCGCTTCCGAAACATATATCTCTAACAGAGGTGTTGTTGGTCGAAAGGGTTCAAACTTATATGGGCAACCCTGCTCACTGCAAGGGAGTGCCAGCAGTCGGTCAACGAAGGGACTAGGACACTTTGCTGATGCAACAACTCTTACTGGTAAAGTTAATATTAACGAGTTATATGTTAATGCTAATGACCACTTTATCTTTAATCAACCTCTGTATGGTCCTGGTTGTACCCTTGGAAAAGTTTACATACAAAGAATGGTTGGACTTACAGCCGACTGGCCAATGAGCAGTCATTGTAGTGGTAGAGATTCAAACAAACTCGGCTACTTTACTCTCAACAGTCACCATCAAGAGCCCACTTTTGGTTGTGGTACTTTCCGAATGGCGGAGGGACATGCCACCAATGACGGTGGAATGGAATATGATGGGTACTTCTGGGGTCAACAAGCAAATATGCCTGGCTTCTTGATGTATGGACATTCAGATAAATATCAAATTACAACTCTATATCGGGATACAAGTAGAAACACATATTATGACCTTATTCAATCTTCTACTCCAATTCCAAATGTAGTTCTTGCTTCACAATCAAGAAATTCATTTAACGCAATTGAC